ATACTGAAGAACAAGAATTCATATGCGGAAGACTTATCGAAGTGGACAGCCGAGCCTAAAATAGTTAAACTTCCTATAACAAAATAATTGCTTACATCTCCTGTTGTATTGTAAACATAAAATTATGTTTAACAAGCGTAACTGGCTTCGCAAGCCAAGGAGATATCATGTCCGATGAAGAAGCAATTCAAACAGTTGTAGAAGAACAAAAGCCTGAAGCAGTGGAAACGCCTCAGGAGACCAAGGAAGAGGCGGCCGAAGTAGTAGAACAGCCGAAACGTAAAGATGCAGAATACAATTTTGGAGAACTCAGAAAGTCTAAAGAAGAGGCTGTACGACGTGCTGAAGAAGCCGAACGACGACTTCACGAACTTTATTCACAAAAGAATACAGTCCCACAGCAGAGAGATCCCGATGATGAAGAGCTCGAACGACTATCCCAAGACGACCTGCTTACCGTAAAGCATGGAAGCAAGACCGTTGAGAAGAAACTGAAGCCTATGCAGAAGGAGGTACAGACTCTCCGCGCTGAACTGGCAGAACTTCGCATGCGTTCAAAGTATCCTGATGTCGATGATGTAGTTTCCGAAGAGAATATTGCCCTGCTAATGAAGCAGAAGCCTCAGCTTGCGTCGATCATTGCGAAGATGAGGGATGATGACCCTGAGAAGACGATCGCTGCGTATGAGGTCATTAAGACACTTCTACCGCCAAAGCAAGCAATCCCTATGGAAAAGAAAAAGGCTATCGAGAACATGAAGAAGCCTTCGTCAGTCAATGCAGTTCCTGGCGGTTCAGCGATAGCAAATGCGTTCCATTGGGAAGGTGGCGTACCAGACTCCGACACCAAGAAGCGCGCTTATGCCGAGATGATGGAGGCGATCAAGCGAGGATGAAAGAGTACTGTGTGCTCAAGATGATCGGCAAAGACTTGCACAAGCTCTATCAGATCACGCCTAACGAAGACTGGTCAGAAAGTTACAAGTACCCCTGGCGCATTGCTTATGAGAATGCGCCTCATCCTTGGCTAAGCATACCGGAAAATGAGCGACATGACTTATATTGGCTGCCGATTGAGCATCAAATTGACCGAACGCATGAGGCGAAGAAATGAAGTGGATTAATCGAAATGACCAAGAACCTGATCCTAAACTTGATTGCATTTTGGTATGGGGTCACTGTGGTTGTCCGCATATCGCTTTTCGGGATTATGACGAATGGGTTCATACGGAATGTTGTTACGAAAGTGGAAATCATTATACTGGGGAAGATATCGAATTCACATACTGGAAGAGAATCCCAAAGATGAGGCGAAATAATGGAATGGAAAGCAAATCATAGAAATGCACCTTTGTATATCTGGAAAGGAGACACTTGGTTTAATGAGACAGACAAGAAAGTGTATACTCCTAATTTGTTAGATGGCAGATGGGAATCTGAAAATGTATTTATTCCATTCAGAAAGAATACGCGGATTATTGACAATAAATAACAATGTTGCATAATTTAAATTTAGCATGGCTACGAATGCTTACAATCCGTGGAGGGAGTCGACAGGACCCTCCGCCAGTAATAAGTTGGCTCCGTATACTTATAGGAATGGAGTCCTGGGGCTGGCCTTAAAAAAGCGCAGCCCTCTCTTGCGGGAAACGACGGAAGGTGCCCGATCGATGCATTTTCAGGACGTCCTATAGAAGATGCTAGCACATCTGATAAGCGATTGATAATCGATAATGGATGCCGCGAGCTCTAGGGTTCAAATCCCTTCTCCCGCTTTTGCGTTACATAAGCCAAAGAGTGAGGCATTGCTGGCCGTATCCAGTCGGTGCAAATAAGATAGTGCAAGTCTATCATGTAACATTGCGTTAAGAAGATTCGCAAACTTCATCAACTACCAAATCGGTAGATATTGGTAGCAAATTGGTAGCAATACCAGTCGGTGACAAATTGTCACCAACTGTTCGGAATTTCCGTACAGTTCATTAGGGTGTAATGACCTCGCCCAGTCAAATTCAGTTAGCCGGAATTTCCAGCTAACTCGACGTAATTTTAGCCTCGTCAACTATACCAAAGTTTATTAACTAAATTTAGGTATAGAAATGTCTATAACTACTACAAGTACGCTTCCGGCGCCTGTACAGCAAAGTTTTTCATTAAAACTTTTATCGGTGCCAGTTGCGTATATGATCCACAAAATACCAGCTGACCTCAAGGCTATGCCAAGGAATGGTGGTACTACTTTAAGATTGCGACGGTATAATCCGCTCGCAACAGCGCCAGTGCCTCTCGGGAATAGTGGAATTACTCCACCGCCCCAGAACCTGACGGCGATTAACATAGACGCCCAAATGGACTTCTACGGAACTTACGTGCTGCTCAATGAGCAGGTCACGCTCCAAAACCAGGACCCTCGATCCATTGCAGCTTAGGGAGTTATGAAAAAAAATAAGGTAAATGAAAAATAAGTAACGTTTAAATAGCAATTCATGTATGATATCTCCATAACCTAGGAGATCATATGAAAAAAATAGAGGAAATTAAATTGGCATACTTGTCAGGAGTACTTGATGGAGATGGAAGTTTCTCAATAATAAAGAGAACTTCATGTATGGCATCGGAGAATCGAAGAATTCCCCGTTACCGTCCATGTCTCCAAATGTACAATCTTTCGAAAGATATGACAATAGCCTTAAGAGATAATCTTGGAGGCAATATTGGTATAAGACATAAGCAACAAGAAGACTGGCAAGATCAATCCTATTGGTATTGTGTAGGAATCAAGTCTTGTGAAATAGCTTTAGAAACTTATGCCATATTTAGTAGTGAAAAAGGAAATGGCTCAGAATTTGTTGAAGTTTGTGAAAAAAGGTATTGAAGTATACCAAGTAAAAAATCTTGATGAGTCAATAATTCAAGATAGAGAAAAAGACTATCTAGCCATGAAAATGCTTAATGATAGGAGAGATATTTCTCCTGAACCATTGAGCAAGAGAGCATTCGATTTGTCAGAAAAAGAGATCGATTGGGCTTATATAGCTGGCCTAATGGACACGGACGGTTCTTTTCAAATTTCACGAACAAAAAGAGCAGGAAAAAAGTCATTTAGTTATGAGACAAGAGCAACAATCCAGATGCTTTCCATAAAAGGAATGAATTTCATTTATGAAAAGTCAGGATTAGGAAATATAGCCCTCATAACTAGAGGAAGAGGATCTAACTGTAGACAACTTTTTCATTACCGGTGGACCATAACCAATCATGATGAATTGAAGATATTTTTAAACAAAATTTTACCTTACATCTCTTATAAAAAAGATCAATGTTTGGTCCTTCTAGATTTCATTGAAAAGTATAAATGGGATCAATCTGAAGAACAAAAAAACATGAGAGATGAATTTTATAACAAAATTAAGAATCTGAATAAATATGGGGTCTATAAACCGTCTCTAATTGACTTGGAGGCCCAAGAACAGGGTAACAAGGGCGAAGGAGAAATCCACGCTGAACGACTTAACGAGATGGCCTCAAAAGAGGATGCGAAAGTCTGAGCACGGCCAATAGTTCAAAATAAAAGCCGTGAGGGTGGGTCGAAGAACCTGCCCCGCCCGAAAGGGTCATAAAAGTAACAGAATGGTATTAAACGAAGCTGCCCTACGGCTTGGCGTATCGCTACGTCAGACTGAAGACCAGCTTATGAGGGACATGTTGCTCGCAACCAGTACCTTCATCAATTGCGTGAACGGGACCGACGGAGACAATCCGACGGAAATCACTCGTGCAGACTGCGACTACGTCGTGAGAACACTCAGAGGCCAAAATGCCTATAGTTTTCTTACCGGGGTCGAAGGCGAAAATAAATTTGGAACTGCGCCGGTTCGAGATGCGTTGACGAAATATGCGCATCTAAAATCTTTGGTAATTGACTTGGAACTCCTCGCGGCTTAATGTGAGGACAACAAGGGGCAAGCGTAAGCAGCCTGAACGACTAAACCCAGAGACGCTTTAATGGAATACGAAATAAGAATTTATAAACCTGAGAAATACGAAGTTCCAATTGCTATTGATGTAAAACCATCAAAAGAATTGGAAGATTATCATAAAAATAGTGTTATACAGGTTAATTTTCCAGATGGCAAATGCATCTTAAAGCGATGTGATAGTCTGAACAGCAGCAATAAATAAAACTGCTGAGAATGGGCCGAAGAGCCTATTCCGCCTAGAAACTAGGTCACAAAAGTAACAGAATGATTTTTCTATGGGCCACACGGACATGATCGGACAGATCGATCAAGTTCAAGGGTTCATCCAGAAGTGGAATTACCCCAATCAGCAATCCACATTAGAAGCTGAATGGGGAACAGTAGCGAATATCCGCTTCCTGCTCTCGAGCATCGGCAGCATTTCACCAAATGCTTCCCTGCTTGGCAATAACGTCTACAACCTGTTCACAGCGGGTAGAGAAAGCTATTGCGCAATTGAGCAAGACGGGTATAGTGCCTCGTTCATATATCGTCCGCCTATTTATGATGGACCACTAGCCCTCAACGCTAGCTGTGGATGGAAAATGGCCGAAACGCCACGCCTGTTAAATGACGAATGGATCTTTAACATGCGCTGCACATTGGCATAAGGAGGTATACTATGTCTAGTCCACTTAACGCCATTTTGAATGGCACATTTACTGCTGATTCGAACGGAGATCAAGTAACTCTTTCGCTGCCATCAGGAGCGACTGAGTTCGAGATCTTCGATTTAGCAGGCTGGGGAAGTTCCACTTCTCAAATTATGACAGCAAAAGGTTATGCGGCTCTTCCGGCCGGTTCTGCTCTTACGGGCACAACTTCCGCAGGAGAAGCATTAACTTATGCGACTGTCAGCACAGGCGGTTTTACTTTCTTCCAAGATAGTGCAAACCAACCTGTCGGCGCGCCTATTGTTAACGCTGCTGGCGGCATCACCAAGGCAAATGGAGCTGTGCTTACATCAGGCACGCTTTATCCTGTGGGAAGCGTCATTCGTGTTTATAATACGACTGCAATGCTTCAAATAGCAGGCATGGATTTTTCTGTCACCGCTTCAGGTGCCGGAACCATGACGCTTGGCTATTTGAACTCGAGCGCTTTTGCCAACGCTGCTACAGCAAACTCTTTGATTAACATGCCGTTCGCTGCCGTGGCCCTCTCTTCTGGAGCTATTGCTCCCGATCCGAGGTTCTATCCACGGAGGCGATACATCACAGCAATTACGCAAGCGACTAACGCTGTCGTAACAATGTCTGTGGCGCATGCGTTCACTGTCGGTGAGAAAGTTCGTATCATTGTGCCAGCCGCATTCGGCATGACTCAATTGAACAACTATCTCGCTACAATAACCGCTGTCAACTACACCACGAATACGATCACGCTAGACACTAGCACGGTCGGCTATACTGCATTTGCGTTCCCAACATCAGCCGTTGCTGCTGCTGGCGTCACATTTGCTCAAGTAGTTCCTGTTGGTGAAGCAGCAGTCAATACGAGCGCGCTGCCTGTTGCCAACCTGCTCAATGACAGAACACGAAATGTGTCCGTCAACGGGGTTGTCATTGGTTCAGCGATGTTAGTTGCAACCCATACATATGGATGGATTGCCAAGAATGGTTTAACTGTGACATCGTAAGGTTGTCATAATGACTCCTTCTTAAACGCGGGCGCTCTCTAAAAAAGAGCGCCTTTTCTTTTTCCCTACCCGTAAACTAAATAATTGTTTATGTATTAAAGAAAATGTTTCAAAATACATATAGGTAGGTACGTATGACATTCAAGAAAAAGTTAGATATCGAAGGTAACATCACCCCAAATGAAGCTCCTCATGTTAGCAAGACCGACAAGGAAGCCACTAAAGAGATGATACGGAAGTCCGCGGAAGAAGAATCGCGGCTTGTCAAGGGTCGCTTCAGGAATATTGAGAACCCAGGTTCCGAAGCAACCATCATCATGAGAAAGTATCCTGGCATACCAGACTTCAAGATGAAGATGATGGATGGACAAACATATGAAATACCTCTCTATGTAGCCAGACACTTGCAAGGTGTTGATATTACAGCGAAGAAACTTGACGGCAGACTCAACACTTGCTCGACGATAGTGCATGGCTGGAAGACCTCGAAATCAGGCTTTCCGACAGCGAGAGATCCCAGCGACCTCGATCAGTACGACAGGGGAATGACCGTACCTATCATGCACAAGAGACGCTACAGCTTTGAAAGCTTAGAGTTTGAAAACGCAATGTAAGGCACATTATGGCATTAGTCACACAGCTCCAAGACATCCGGCAGAAAGTAAGGCGGCTTACTGCAAGACCTTCTGATGTGCAAATTAAAGACGATCAGATTGACGACTACATCAATACGTTTTATCTCTATGATCTGCCTGAAGATTTGCAACTCATGTCCAACCGTGTCAATTATCAGTTTCTGACAACGGCCAACCGTGCTGTCTATGACTTGCCTAATAACCTTTATTTAACTGGTTTGCCTCCTGTATTCATTGGAGGCTACCAGTCTTACATGACTCAGAGTCGAGAAAACTTCTATCGAATCAATCCTAGCCTCAATTATCTCCAACAAGAAGTAGCCAATGGCGGTGATGGGATGGGAAATGCTTCAGCAGGACCTTATTCTTTCATCCTCCCTAATAATCCAATCATGTGCGGTTGGAAGCGAAATCCTCCAGGAGCTTATTCTACTTCAGTCTATGGAACTCAATCAGATGTTCCAGCAAATACAATGTCATGGATGGTACTTATATCCGGACCTGGTGTTCCTGATGCGACTTCAGGATTAACACCAAGTTATTCTCTTATAGATGATGGACAAGGCAATCTCTTTGATCCAAATGATATTGATACTGTCATCACGCCTCAAGCAGCTAGCGGCTCTCAGTCTGCTATTATTGGCTCTCGTGGAACAATCAACTACATAACGGGAGCAGTTCAGATCTTTGGCAATGGGACTGGGCCTTCACCGCTCTCTGTAGGATTTGCGGCTCCGATAGCTGATGGTGCATCAATTAATGCGCAATACGTGCCATACGTTGCCAGTCGGCCTATGAGCGTAGTTTTCTATCAACAGCAGTTCAACCTATACCCAATACCAGATCAAGCGTATACGGTCAGTTTTGAGGCCTATGCATTGCCGACTGTACTACTTAACGATACAGATGTGCCTAATATGCTCGAATGGGGTCAAGTGCTTGCTTATGGCGCAGCAGACAAAATCTTTACCGATAATGGCGATATTGAAAACTCAATGAAGTTTAGACCTTATCTTGAAGAGCAATTAAAGCTCATTCAAAGAAGAACGATAGTACAACAAACACCCGAACGTGTGGCAACCATATACACGGAACAGACGGGAAGTGGGCAATTCCCCTTTGGCAACAATTTCAGCGGCTTTTGACTTTTATTCTCCGACGGTTTATGATAAACGCAAACAACCGGAGATATATATGAAAGAATGCAAAATATGCAAAATTCAGAAGCTAGAGTCAGAATTCTATCCGAAACACGCTTCATGTAAAACATGCCTAAAGTCTATTAGGAAAAGAGTATGTCAATGCCAATATTGCAAAAAAAGTTATTTTCCTGAGAAACAAGGTTCGGGCCGATTCTGTTCTATGCATTGTCGTTTTTATACTAAAGTCCAAAAACATCAAAATGGTTGCTGGAATTGGTTAGGAGGAAAAACATCTCATCGTTATGGAAGTTTTCAATGCGGAAAACAAAATAAACTTGCACATCGTATTAGTTGGGAACTCCATTTTGGGTCAATACTAGACAATATTGAAGTTTGCCATAAATGCGATAACGGGTTTTGCGTAAATCCTGAGCATCTTTTTCTTGGTACGCATGACGATAACATGAAAGATGCGAGCGAGAAAAAGAAATGGATAAAAACAAGAAAACTTAAGATCCCATTAGAAGAACATCCAAAAATACGAGAACTTTATTTGAAAGGAATTACCCAGGTTCAGCTGCGAAAAACGTATAAATGTGGAGAGAAAACAATGCAAAAAATCATACGAAATCAATACGCATGAAATTAATTCCTTGTCAAATCGCAAAAGCGTATGATAAGGAAAAGTTTCTATAGGTTTTAATATGCCATTCAATCCTTATACAGACTCAGTTCCTAACTCAACAGATACTATTTCTGGTACCCAACCAACTATTCTGGACAATTTTACTAGTTTAGACCAGCAGTTCGCTGTAAATCACGTCGCTCTTACTTCCGCTTCAAATAACGGAAAGCATAACTTCTGCTCTTTCCCTGTTCAAGCTGCTGATCCTGCAACAACAACAACGGAGTGTGCTTTTTACTCAAAAGCACTTCCTTCGACAAAACCCGCTCTTTTTATGAGGCAGAACAATTCCGGCTCTGTCTTTCAAATGTCAGGAAAAACTCCTACTTATACTGCTGGCCCTCCAGTACAAGGGTCAACGTTTTTGCCGGGAGGATTGCTTTTGCAATATGGATGGATACAAGTCGCTTCTGGAGCAACAAAGACAATTACATTCCCTTATACATTTTCTGCTGTTCCATACAGCGTAACCATTGCTCAGGAAAGATCATCAGGCAATTTTCCTTCTGCAATTATAATCGGCGGTTCAGTTACAGCAGGTGCTGGAGCAACGTTTAAATTAAGTAGCTCTTCTGGAGATGATCCAATTTACTGGATGGCAATAGGACCCCAATAATGAGTTTTCAACCGCATTATATTACTTCCTTTGAGGACGAAACAGGCTTAAGTACATACTACGAGTCTTTCCTAATAAGTGAAAAATCAATGCCTATTCTGGAAGACGCTTATTGCTTCAGAGGCAGAATACGGAAAAGACAGGGCTTTAATTTGCTCGGAAGACTCTCTCGCGTCATTCCAGCAACGTCAATAGGTAATAGTAGTGCTGATCCGTGGGTTGCCAATCTCAAGACACTTTTAAGTTATACTGGAGAAAATCAAGCTGAATTACAACCCGGAACTGTTATCATAACGGTTGGTACAACAACATTCACCGATAATGGAAATGGCGGTTTTACTGGCGGCGCTTCTGATGATTATATTGATTATGATACATGGGCTTTCCAAGTAACCGGAGGTGGTTTTCCTAAAGCAGCAACAGCAGCTTTTACCTATTATCCCGGACTTCCTGTAATGGGGCTGCCCAATAATGAAACAACAGCTCTTAACGTTCAGGATCTTCGAGCTTTTGACACGAAATACGCTTATTCTTTTTCTTCTGGCGTATGGACTCAACTAGGGACTACAACGTGGACAGGAAAAGACTATAAC